CATCTTTTTCAGGTCTTGTGTCATCTGTTCCTCCTAGTAACGGGATGTTAAAAAACTTCGAATCCGTATCGCCAGCCTTTGTAAAACTGATGTGGATGTGCTTGGTGTGTGGATTAACTCCGGTGTATTTGCGCCAGCGCCAGAGGCTTCGAGCGCTTGCAATCTTGTGATTAAAGATGACATAAGCAATTCGTTTATCTGACTTGGCGAGAGTTCGTATCTGATCGGCAATGTAAGCAGCTGTAGAGGCTTGTTCGTTGAAATCAGCATCGAGATCGATAGCGCGGACGTACCCTGTATCAGGGTCAGGGTTATGATCGCTCTTTCGGGCTGAGTGCTTGGCATCTCCGATTGTGCCGTCCGAGTGACGCTTTCGAGATGGATAAGCATCGTCTGCCTGTTCTCTTAATTGAATTACTGATTTAGATAATCTGGGTTTTATGTTCGTCATTTAAACACTCCCATTGGCAAGTTGTTTGAATCAAAACTGCTTCATCGTGACATTTCGGCGCAATAAAAGCATCAAGATTATTATCATAATAAAAGCCAATTCCTGCATAGTTATAACGGATTTTAGCGTTGTAAGATGTGCGCTTGCAGGTCTGATTTCTAAAATTGCCATACCAAACTTCTGGATGCAATCCTTCTATCAATTCAGTTTCATCAATACCGGTTATAACTTCCGTTACGATGTTGTTTTCGTCTAAAAACGCATAGTGTGCCATTATGCCCAACTCACATTTCCGGTACCAGCTGTAATTGTTGAAACTTTGAAACCTCCGCTTGGTGCAGCTGTCGATCCTGTAAGACCAGCACCAATTGTAATAGTTACTGTGTCTGGGTATTTAAGAATAACAACGCCTGAACCACCCGCGCCACCTACGCCAGCAGATTGTCCACCACCGCCACCACCGCCACCGGTGTTGGCTGTTCCACTTGTTCCTGAGGTAGAACCACTTGGCAAGCCACCTGTACCTCCACCACCAACACCACCTGTTCCACCTGAGCCAGTGCCGTTGGAACATCCACCTCCACCACCACCTGCGCGTGTTACGGATGATCCAGAAATTGATGATGCTGAACCAGCACCACCATTACCACCATTTGTTGATGAGTTTTGACCTACTGCGGATGCCCCACCGCCACCACCACCAGAATCAGAACCACCACCAAAAGCACCACCATCATTACCTTGACCTGATGTGCCCAAACCTTTACCAGTTATGGAGCAACCTTCACCACCACCGGAACCGCCATTGAGACCTGGTGATGTTCCACCGCGACCTCCACCACCGCCACCACCTGTCGATGTAATCGATGAGAACACAGAATTGGATCCACTGCTACCACTAAGAGTAGTTGAACCTGATTCTGCACCACCGCCACCGACAGTTACTGTGTAATTAGCTCCTTTATTAAATCCTGTAAGAGTGCTTGTTCTATAACCACCAGCACCGCCACCACCTGCGCCACCGCGACTACCGCCACCGCCACCTGCGATTGTCAGATGTTCAACGGAAAACGTAGAAATACCTTGTGCGGTAATTCCTAAAATTGGGTTACGCATTACGCAATGCCACCAATAACTGTCCAAGAATTAGCAGCTAATTTGATAGCGCTTGCAATCTTGTAACGTGCCAAAACCGGTGAGCCAATTGTTCCACCTGATGAAACAACGGTTGTTGTTCCTGGAGTTGTTGCAGTAATTGTTGTAACCCCAGCACCTTTCATGTAAATGTTTAAAACTGTTCCAATGTCAAAATTAACGCTTGCGTCAGTTGGAATGTTAAAAGTATTTGCGGAGGCATTATCCATTGTAATGAGAGTGTTTGTAGCGTCAGCAAGTACCGCAGTGTATGAAGTTCCAGTCTGCGCATTAATCGTCAAACTCATGTCGTCTTGGGCAATCCAAGTAAAATCCATGTCGGTATTGGATGTCTTGGATAAAACTTGACCTGTTGTTCCACCCTTTAACTCAGCCATGGATGTATCAATAGATGATCCAAGTGTGCGAATCGCAGCTGCGCCATCTTTTACAAGGCTAGTGTCGTCTGGAGTGCTCCAGTTGAAGTTGGTAGTGGTTGCCATGTTTCTCCTTTATCAGGCTACTATTGTAGCGTCAATCCATTCTAGGGTCGGGCTTAATGTGTTCCATGTCTCGGCTGCTGAAACTCCGTTCCAACGAGTGGACTGGAGGCTGTAGGCAGTTGGTGAGACAGTCAAAGTTAAGTAAAGCGAGTTATAACCAGCGCTAAAAGTCCATCCCTCGACAAAGCCCTGGAATTGACCGTTAGTGATGTTTGAAGGTAGATCAGTAATGTTTACCGGCATACCCATAAATACCTCTAACAAAGCATCCCGATCAGAATCATCGATCTCAGGATTACTTATTGGGAAAGTAATTGATTTAAACTGAGCCTGTGGAAAAGCGCGTAAAGCAAGATAGAAATCTGCTTGAGTTTCAGCATCTGCAAGATTGTGTAATGAGGTTGTTATCTCGTAAGCCTGTTGCCCATAAATAGCAATCGATTCTGCATCGGAGGCAGATGTCTGGTCGCCATTACGGTAAGTAATTGTTACGTTGTTTCGCACATCGCCTGAACGCTTAGAGGTGCGAATGCCACGAGCCAAAGCATGATGACCTGTTAAATCCACATAACCATTAGTAGCCAGATAAGAGCTGCGATGAGTCGAATCCGCATACCCGATACGTCCAGATGAATCCTCAAACAAATAACCAAGTCCAGATGTAGCCAAGGCTGATACAAGGCTGTAAACATCTGTAGTTGAGGCTGTTCTAGCTGCTAACTCGTAATCACCTGGCTGATCGATCTCACCAAGTCCAGAGTTTTCAGCGTTTGCCCAAGTTGTTGTCGGTGTATAACTTGCCCAAGTTGTTGCTGCTGGGACTTCATTCCAAGTATTGAATAGCAGATCACTTAAAATTGTGTAAATCTGATCGCCGTCAAAGTCTTTAACTAAAACGCCCTCTGTGAGGGTTTTAGGCAGTTTTGACAACGCACCCAAGGCTACTACTTTGATCGACTCTGAAATGGTCGTAGCAGACGCCTGAGTGACCTCTACATCGATGTCTGTGACATAGCCACCAAATAAGTTTACAAAAGTGCCAGATGAGTCTTTGACCTTGATTGTGATCTGGTCATTGATGTCCATAACAATTGGAGACTGGTCAAGGTTGATAATTTCAACATTGCAATAACCTGCATAAGGCTGAGAGTAAATGTCTTGGCGACCAGAAGTAATTGTTAAATTGGCAAGAGTCAGATTGGTGTAATCGCCTCCACCATTAATCGTTACTTGCCATTCAGGAGTCCATTGACTCATGCGATTAGAGCCGATCCAGCCCCACCGCCACCGCGGTAAGAGGACTCGTTAATGATCTCGACGATCTGACGAGCAACGCCTTCCTTATCCAAAGCTCCTGTTACGTTAATGTTGTAGTAGTTATCACCGCTTGTTTTGGCTTCTGCGGTACGGAAACTTCCTGCATTAAATGATCCAGTTACAACATTGGAAGCAATGGCAGCTGCTTGGACTGCTGTGTTTACGCCTGATCCGTTTGAAGTGGTGCTACCGGTTCCTCCGCCTGTTGTGGTGACAGTTGGAGGCACATAAGTACCTCCTGCACTTGGAGCAAACCCGGTAGCAAAGGGAATTGAGCCTGTAGATGGTGCTTCTGGTAATTCACCATTGCCACGGTTGGCAAGCGCATTAGCACCAGCTAAAACACCAGCCGCTAAAGCAACTGCTCCTACTCCAAGCAAAGGATTAAGAGCAAAGGCTGAAGCAACACCAGCAACAATGGCAGATGCCTTTAAAGCGTTATAAGCAGTAATCAAAGTACGGATAACAGCAATGGTTGCACTAACAGCAGCAGTTATCTTAGATACAACAAAAACAGTTGCAATAACACCAGCAACAGCAATTAACTCATCTTTAAAGTTAATGACCGTCTTAATAATCTTTTGAATCTGTTGTCCCCATTTGTAGGCTTTATCAGTTGAGTCAGCTGTAGCCTCAGCCAGGCTTCCTTCACCGGTTAAACCATTGATAAGGGATTCAAGATTGGGAATAAAGGTTGTTAATAAATAATCTGAAACCTTTTCGACAATAGGCAAAAGAGCGGCACCGATTGATTCTTTAGCCTCATCGGTTGCGATCTTAATTCGTTCAAACTTTTTAGCAGCAGTTTCTGCTTCATTTTCAGCAAAACTTCCAAAAGTAGCAGCGAGGCTTGCAGTAATGCCATCAAAGTCTTTAGCCTTGATTGCACTTGCATCGATGCCCAAACCAAGTTTATTAAGAGCTGTGTAATTTCCATCATAAGCCTTAGCAAGGGCATTTGTAACTCCCTCTAATGGCTTTGAAGTTGCCGATGATAAATCCATCGCAAGATTAAGTAAACGTTGTGCTTCCTCGGTATCTTTTGTGCTACGAACTAAACGAGAAAAGGCTGGACGTAATTGATCGTCCGTAATTCCAATGGCTACTGATGTTTTAGTGATCCAGTCGCCTACCGCTGCAACCTGAGCATCTGTAGCAGACGTTGTTGCTCGAATTGTCGCATCTAACTTTTCTTGGGCTGCAATGTCCTCAGCAGCAGCCTTAGCAAAGTCCAAACCAAACTTGATAGCAGCTGCACCAGCAATAGCAAAGCCAGCAGCAGCAGCAGCACCCCATTTGGTGATTTTGTCAGCAGAGGTTTCTACATCCGTGTTAGCTGATCTTAATTTTTTATTAAGGTCATCAACGTCAGCAAGGATCGAGAGTTTAAGGGTTCTATTGCCTGCCATTAATCCCACTCCTTCAAAATCTGACTAAATGCTTCCTCCCACTTACGAACTAGATCCGGCTGGATCTGTCGTAGCGTTGGATAGATAAAGTAACCTGAGTTGCCTCTACCCTTGTTTGGCGTACGTTTCGGGAACTGCTTGAAGCGATTGGATCCAAACTCCATACCGTATAAAAGGTCAAGAGTTGAACCGCCACCGCTGAACTTTTGACGTGCAAAGCCGTAACTGAACTCACCGACTTTAGAGGTAGCACTCACCTTAACTCCATCAGCGATACGCCTTGCAGCGCTGCCAGAAACTAATCGAGTGCCAGCAGCGATCTTAATCCGATCAGCTGCATACTGAGCAAGAGCAGAACTTTCTTTTTTAGCAGCATCTACTGCTTCGTCAGACATTCCTTTAAATGCTCTTGTAATACCGCGAATGTCTTGCTTGTCATAAGCGATCGATACTTCATTTGTCATCAGATCGCTCCTTTAATAATTCAATCGCGGTTAATACATCCTCGGCCGTATCCCAGTACTGCATAGGAATCCCCGTCTCTATTGCTAGAGATACGAGGATTCTACCTACGCTTCCGGCTGGGTGACTTTTGGGTTATCATCTCCGACCGTTACATCAGCAACGGTTTCAGACCAGATTTCGTAAGACTTAACAGGCTTTCCAGCATTTTCTCGCTTGTAAGCATTATAAGCCAAAAACAACAAATCCCAGATGCCAATCTTGTCATTGGCCTGAGAAATGATGTTTTTTGTTTCACGTTCCCACTTTGCCCACTCAGGAGGCTGAGCAACGTATGTCGCTGAATCGCCTGAGTTGTATGTAATTGTTATTGGTAGTTTCATTTGTGCTCCCGTTTGTTAGATTTTAACTGAATGTGTCTGCTGGTGTTCCAACGACTTGAAGTGCCCAAGTATCAGTCTGAGCGCCTGGGGCTGCTCCGCCAATTGTTGGATAAACTGGCAATACGTTGCAAGCAAATACTGCGCCTGTTGCAGCTGTTAGTGATACTGCAAGAGTTGTGTTTGGGTTTGCATCAGCTGCAAGCCACATTGCTTCGAATAGTGATGATGTTGCACCCCAGTCAGCAAGTAACTCTACGTTAAGAGTCCAATTGTCATCTGTGTGCTTAAAAGCCTTGCCATCGAGTGTTTGGTAAATGTCGATGGTTGGGCTATTAACGAGTGTAACGCTAGTGGTCTGAGCATCGTAATTAACTGTTGCGATGGTCAGAGTTAGGTCGCGACCCGTAATGACTGTTGTTGGCATTTCGGTTTTCTCCTTATGATGTCTGCGTATACCAGGTGGATACGCGTATGTCCGCGACTAGCAAGGTACTAGCGCCTACTGTTGTAACTGTTGGTCGATCAACTACCTGGAGATCGTATCCAGCCGGTATAACCGCCACAACGCTTGTGATTAGTTGTTCTATGTTATCAAGTGATGCTGGGTTGCTGTTATAGGCAACGCAGCAAGTAATTGTGTAATTTAACTTGCATCGAAAGGTATTCTTGCCAATTGTCTCAAACTCCATGTATGGAGAATCCGGTACGACAACAACAGCAGGAGCCGGGATCTGCTCAGGAACGTAACTAAATACGTTTGCTGCAACTCCGGATAGTGCTGTGGCAAGAGGAGTACGAACCGCTGAAAGGATAGTGCTCGGCATTATTGAGCCATCGTCTCAACATCGATGTATGGCCCTAGGAGACCAACTACGCGATTAAATAAGCTGCGTCCCATGCGGTATGGAGATGGAGCGAAATCTACACCCTCGATCTGTCCGCCTGGAGCTGTACGAGATTGGAATACTTCTACTGAAACTACAATGATGGCGGATTCAACCGCTGCAACTCCAACATACGTTGAAGCGCCTGTAAGTGTTGCGGATCCGCTAGGTATGACATTTCGTTCGAGAACATCGGCATTAGTGATGTTTGCTGTAAATGTGTACGCATCGACATCAGCATTGACTGTTCGAGTGCCGTTAAATGGTGTTCCGCATCCAGCGATGACAACTGATTGTCCTTCGGTGAACTCATGGATTCCTACTGTCTCAAAGGTTGCGACATTGTTGGTCAGCGAAACCTTTGCGATTGGTGAAGCGAAAGTTGTAAGTAGAGGCAAGATAACTGCCTCAGATGTATCGATGATGTCATCAAGATACGCGTCATTATAAAGAGCAGACGAAACACCAAGCACCGTTCTCAACTGTGCAGCTGTGATAATACTTGGCATTTCGTCCTCTCTAAACGACTGCCGGGGAGATCGGGAGCAACCCCCCCGGCATGATTAATTGTGTGCTTTTATTACACGTTTAGTGTAAATGCACCAGCTGCTGTAAGTGTTACCGCTGAGCCATAACCGTAGTAACCAACTTCAACCTGACCTGTACCAACAATGTTAGTACGAAGTTGTAGTGGGCCAGCACCTTCGTACCATACGAATGAATCTCCGTTAAGTACGATGATTGAGTCATCTGCAACGCCTGATGCGTTTGGTGTTACGTAAACTGGGAGACCCATTACTGAACCAACGAATCCGCCTGGGTTTACTGATCCAACGTTATTTGATGCATTTCCAGCGACATCGAATAGAGGACGCTTTGTTGAATCATTCAACTTGATCATGTTTGCCCATTGGTCAGGAGTACATACGATTCCTGTTGCGTGGCGCTTTGTGTTTGAATAGACAGATGCTGCACCTCGAGAAATGAATCCTGCGAATGTATCTCCGTCAAATGGAAGTGTTGTTACTGTGCCATCAAGTGTTCCAGCAGATAGTGCTGTGAACATTGCTGCATCAGTTGCTGATGCGTATGCGTTTGCCATCAGGCGAACTAACTCATCAAAGAAAGCAGGTGATGTTCTGTCGAGAACTTCTACATCGAACTTCTGCATTCCGGCGTACTTAGATACTGTTGCTGTGATGTATTCGATCTCAACCTGAGTATCTGAAAAAGCACCCTTTTGTGCAGCTGCTGCAACTGTTGGTGCAGACTTTACGCGAGGCAACTGGAAAGTAAGCCCTGAAGCAGGCAATACTGCATTACGAACTGCTGCAATTGCAGGACGAATGTTTGTTGTCTTTGGATCCCAAATTGTTGCCAACTGTGGAGTTGGTACGAGACCAGCAACTTCAGTTGATGTTGTATCTGATGCAGCAGCAACATACAACTTAGATGTCTCATCGCCCAATTGTGCGCGAACTGAGTGCTCTAGGAATGTGCCTGCTGACACGATAGGTGTACGAACGCGCTGTGAGTTAAGCGGATGTGATGTCGCCTTAACTTCAGCCTTAGCAGCTTCAACCGTCTCGGTTGATACTGCCTCTGAAACGGTTTCTGACACTAGGTCGTCTCCTTCTGTCTTAGGTTCCTCGATCTGAGGTTCCGGATTTGATTCGCTTGCTGCTTGACCTTGCGGTTCAGCTGCTGCGACCTTTTCCACTTCTGCACCTGGGATTGCTCCATCAGTTACGAGTGAAACTTCAATTAAGTTAGATGCTGAAATGGCCATAATGCCATCCTTGTTTTCCCATGCATCAACTTCTACGCCGACGCTGAAATCTGAACGAAGTCCAGTTGCAGCCTCCTCCAAAGCATCATTTCCAGCAGTTGTTTTTGCGATCTTGAATGATGCAGTAATTCCTGTATCGTCCTGAGACCATTCGACCAACTTGCCTAGAGGCTTTGTGCGGTTGTGTTCTAAAACTAGTTTTGTGTTCTTGCCAAAATTAATTGAGTTAGGCAAAAACTTTGTGCGACCTGCTGATGTATTACCTTCAGCATCCCATTGCACAATACGACCTGCAATGATGCGTGATTCAAGATCTGATGCAGTAATTGATACCGGCATTGTTATTTTCATGAGTCGATTAAGTCCTCTTCTTCGCGAATTTCTTGAACGCTCATTGCGCCAATACGATTCAGGATTTCATAAACCTGAGCGCGCTCCAATGGATTACCGCGCAGGTATTCGTCTAACGAGTAACGGATCTCATTGCCTTGACCTACGAAATCCGGCATTGACAACCTTTGTTCAATTGCCAAAAGTAAATTACGACCACCAAAGTCGATAAGTGAACGACGCTCAGCTGTTGCGTTGGAGTATGTCATTGAGGTTGTTTCAGCACTTGCAAAAAACGCAGGAAGTCCGATAGCGCGGCATAATTCTAGCGCGACGTACTGACGAGCCTCATTTAGTTGCAGTTTGTTTGGATCAATTCCCATAGCCTGCAATTCAACGTCGGCATTAAGAAATGCGGTAGATCGAGTTGTGCGGGCTACGCGCCAGGCTTCAAGCAATTTGCCGATACGCTCGCTAGTAAGGTTTGTTCCGTTTGATTTTAGAACCATCATTGGTACTGGCTCTTTAGCAAATGCTTCTGATGCATTTTCTAATGCAATTGCAGCTCTAATCGTGCGACCTGCGCGAGATAAGAAACCTTCATCCAAACCATTGAACACAACCAAAGATCCAACGCCCATTGATGGAACATCTAATCCATCAACTGTGTATCCGATAATTTCTGTTTGCTGTGCATTTGTTTTGTAAGTTACGCGACCAGGTGCAACGCGTGTCCATTCTTGAATACGTCCATCAGCATACATAGACATAACTTGTCCATACGCCACGCCATGAAATAGTAAATCCTCAGCAATGAAAGCATAAATAGCAGAACCGGGAACGCGTGAATCAGGTTGATTAATTACGCGATTGGGTTCGACGTGTCCGCCGGTACTTTTAATGTATTGCTCTAGTGGCAATGTTGCAAGGCTGCATAGAATGTTACGCGCTCTTGCAATCGTTGGAATTGCCATCGCTTGTTCGCGTGTAGCACTTGACAACGGATAAAAGAAGTTATTGTAATTTGAATTAAAAGGTGCTGGAGTCGCAGCTGCGTCTACCGTAAGTCCTACCGGTTCAGGAGCTTTCGCGAACAAATCTCTGATGGCCATTAGCACAAAATTATAGCATAATCAACCCAACACGATGTCCACTTCTGAGTCTGGTCGTGTCGCAAAGTGAGACACCATTGCCATCCCAACTGTGGCGCAAATTGTGGCTCCTGATGCCTTACGTCCTAAATACCAGCCACCATCTTTAAATGGCAATTTAACAGCGGATAATACTTGCTTGTTCAACTCTGCTTGATTTGTGTGAACTAACCGTTGGGAGGTAATTGCCGACAACATTTCATCGCAGGCTTGCCCATAGATCGCACCATCGATGGCAGTTGTTGGAATTCCTGCCGGAATCAATCGAGAAGCAACTGCACCAGCCGTTTGACGACTATAAGCGACCGTCTCCACGCTATACCGCTTCGTCCAGACAGCGATACTGTTCGCAAGGTCTTTATCATCAATCGATACTGGATTCGAATACGTTTCCAGTAATACTACGCAAAACTTATCCCCATTTAAGCGTTGCGCAGCAACTAGTGCAGCTGCTTTTCGATCTGGGCTTAGATCAATAGCCATCCAAGTTGGTTGCTCCCGATCCAAAGCGAGCGTACCCTCATGCGCGCACTCTGTCCAACTTGACGGATTGATGGCTGGGTTGATCTGGCTTACCCATTGGCACAAAAGTTCTGTGCGAATAATAGACTCATCATCTGACATGGCAGATTTGAGATTGTCGATGTGGATTGTATGTCCAAGGCTTGGGTTTGCTTGTTGCCAGCCCTTCATGTCATCGATTGCGCACCCTGGCTCTGCCGACCATTCAAACCAACCAATCGGATCATCTGAACCAGCAGCAGCAGCGAGTCCACGCTCGCGCATACGATTAAGAATTACGGAATGTTGGTCTCCAGCATTGCTATACATAATCGCCTGCGGATTCTTTGAAGCCATCTGAGTAAAGCGCAAGGATGCCCACACTTCATCATCTTTGTATTCACGTACTTCATCAAGATGGATGGTGTCGGGCGCTGCAATACCGCGCGCAGCTGAGTTATTGGCTCTGACCAGATAACGAGTGCCGTCGTTGAGTTTAATCTCTTGGCTTCCCTTGGTTTCGTACTTTTTAACAAACCGAGTCACAAGTTGTTCATTGGCTTGGATAATCTCATCGATTTTCCAAAAGATTTCAGATGATGTGGTTAGTTTGTGAGCTGTATGGATCTGCAAACGCTCACCCCAAAGAAACATTCCAGCCAGGATTCGAAGCTGCATAAAGGTAGATTTACCATTCTGACGAGCAATAATTACGCCCACTTCGTTGTGATACCAACGCCCATCAGGCTTGACTCGGTGCATTTCTATAGCCAGCAGTTTTTGCCAAGGGAGCAGTTTGAAAGGCTGGCCGGTAACTGGATCGATGATTTTCTCGCAAAAGTCAATCATCTCTTGCCCACGGGAAGGTAAATCGACCGGTTTTGACCTAATACGGGGTTCTGTCGCCCCTAGGTAAACCGTAGGAGGCTGTTCTAAGCCGTTTTGAGGGTTTGTAGTCATAGTTAGTCGGATGCTTCCTGATAGTGGCTTATTGAGCCGTTTTTGGGGGCAAAAGATCCAA